CCCTGAGACAGAGTGTCCTTAAGGGTGGACCACAGTCCGGCGAGCGTCTGGGACTGGCGGGCCATAGCCCCGCCGTAGTCCTTACCCATCTGCCGTTCAAGAGCGGGAAGGACATCCTTCGCCAGAAGCTTGCCCTTCGTCGCCATGTCCTGCAACTCAGGGATAGGCTTATGCATCGCCTTGGACATGATCGTCCAGATAGGGATACCGGCCTCAGTGATCTGCATCAACTCTTCGGCCTGGACCTTGCCCTTACCCATCATCTGAGTGACGGCAAGCAGCGTCCGGGAGAACTGCTCCTGGGTCTGCCCGAGAGCACCAGAAACGTTACCCCACGCAGTCAGCGACTTGATGGTCTTATCCGCGGATTCACCCGCACCGACAAGCGCACGGTCCGCCTCAACCAGACCGTTCAGCTCGAACGGCGTGACCTTAGCGAACTCGATCAGGTCCTTAATGTGACTCTTCGCCTTATCGGCGCTCCCCAGGAGCGTCTCATAACTGATCTGGGCCTGTTCAAGGAACGACGCCGTCTTAATGCCCAACGCCGCCCCGGCAGTCGCCGCGACCCCCGCAGCCACCGCTACCCCGGCAAGAGCCGACACGGCGATAGTCCCGAAGCTACGCATCCGACTGCCGAGGGCATCGAACCGGCGTTGGGTTGTTTCAGTGATGGTGTTGGTGCGCCGCAGGTCGCTGCCTACCTTACGGGCGGCCGCTGCCGCCGCGTGCTCTGCGCTGGTCAACCGGCGGGACGACGATTCGAGACCGAGTTGTGCACGGGACAGGGAGTTAAGTGCCTCTCGTTCCTGGATCGACCCGCGGCCGTACTTCCCCTGAACCTCAGTCAGCTTGGTGGTGGCTTTCTCCACCCTCAACTGAGAGGCTTCCACGCCAAGGTTGGCGCGGCGGACCTTGGCCTGCATGTCCTCGGCAGCGGAACTTACCCCGCGCAGGGCGCGGCTGGCACGGTCCTGCGCGTTAACGCGGACCTCAATCTCATTGGCCACCGACTATTCCTCTTCTCTCCTACCCAAATCCACAATGTGGAGCATCCGGAATATTTCGGCGTCCTCGTCCAGGACCTGACTGGGAAGACAATGGAACCTTTCACACAGGTTGACGACTGTCTCGGCCCTCGCCAACTCCGGCGGTTGACTTACAGGCTCTCCATACCGATCGAAGTCTCCGGTAGTTTCGGCCCACTGTTCGAGCCTTTCCCTAAAGGGACAGCCACCCCAGCAGCGGCAGTCAACCATTCCTGGACGAGGAACAGGACGAAAGACATGTCGAGGTCAAGGAGGTCATCTACCGAATGGCCGATAGGGGCACCGTCATCGTCTTCAAGGTTCCAGCTGACAATGTTCTCTGACAGCTTAGAAAACAATTCGATAGCGGACTCGGGTTTACCGGACTCTGCCTCATTCGCGGTGTCCTCAACTTCCATGAGTTGACGGACCGACAAGCCCCGGAGCCGGACCTCAAGGCCCTCGTACTCTCCATCGTCCACGACGATCTTGTAGGTCCGTCGGGCGTTCTTGAATCCCATCTCTTCATCCCTCTGTCGTTGCGTACAAGAAATACCCCTTGAGAAGCCCTGTGTGGCCCTGTGAGGGCCTAACGGCCCCGCATGCCTACAGGTACACCAGGAGAGCCCCAGAGGGGCTCAGGAAGGCACACAGGGCTCCTCGTGGGGGTTAGGCCCACGTAGGGACAGCACCATCGGCGAGCACGCCAGGAGCCGACCAAGTCAACTCACCAGAGTTCGCACGGTTCAACTGGTAGTCGGTATACAGAACCTCACACGCCAACGTCACACCGTTCGTGGTGATGGTCGTGGTCCGGGCAACACTGGTCGACGGGACAGTCTTAAACACGTCATGCGCCGCACCAGCAGTAACGTTCACGACACCGTTATTGGTGATAGTGAAGTCAGCCAGAAGCAACAGGCGCTCATAGGCGCTCTTATCCAGGCCAGTCACATCCTGGACCCCACGCGGGGTAGCGAACTGGGTGTTCGTAATGTCGTTAAGGATTGCCTTGGCGTCACCAGCACTGTCATCAATCGACAACGTAGTCCAACCGAGGCCATTCACCTTAGCCATGTCTAGTAGCCTTTCTCGTAAGCGTCCGAAAGACGCTGTTGATGCTCTGCGAAGTCATCCACCCAATCGGCGGAATTAGCGAACCTACGGACCTTATGGACGAGCCTGTCATTGGAAGCGAACAACAGGGGCGCATCCGACCTGACAACATGAGTGTTCGCCTGGAAACACTTCGTCCCCGCAGGGAACTCATACCGGAGCGAACCATTCTCCTGCGGAATAACAGCAGACCACTTACGGCCCGACTCCTTAACGACCTGCTCTTCCCTCGAACCGGGAAGCACCGTCACAGCGAAACCATTCAAGTAGAAAGAACACCCGACCTGTTCACAGGTCGCTCTACGCCAATGAGTCCCCAGAGGGGCAGACAGGCTATAAACCTTCTTCAACCGATCCGGGACAAGCCCCAACACTAGAACGCCACCTCCGTGTCATTACGGACAACAACAACCGCGAACACCAGTTCGTCGAACCCGCCAGAAGTCTCAGTGACCACCCTCAAGTAACGTTCAACCGTCTGGTCCCGGGCAGTCACGATCCGCTCAGTGACAGGCCCAGCAGTGACCTGGGTGAACGCCCCACCGGTCACGTCGGCGAATGCATCACCAACGGCGTCATCGGAAGACTCCTGCAACTTCACGGTGACGTCAGTCCCCGTAAAACTGAACACTTGCAGATACGCCTGCAACCCGTACGACGTGGACCCGACAAGCATGTCAACACTGTCGCCATCAGTCGCAGCGTCATCGGTGCGAGGACCCGCAGTGAGGAGACGACCCCATTCAAGGCCGAACCCATTCGACGTCGCCGACACGGCGAACGTCATAGAACCATCGTTCCCGCGAGTCGGGTCATAGCCGATCTGCTTAGCTCTCATGCAAGCAGACGCACCGCCAAGGTCAGTGCCCCGCGCATACATCAAGTCCACATCGCTGGTCGGCAGAGCCGACAACACAGGGTGGGCCTGACCGGCGTCAGTGTTGAAGAACGCAACGAACTCGATAGTCCCGGACCGTAGGCCGCCGATCCGCTCGAACCCATACTTGTTGATTCCGGTAACATCAATCGCCGAGATGGTCCCCGAAATGTTCCCTAGAGAACCAACGTCACCAGAGAGATCATATCCCCCGACGTAGAGGTTATCCCCGAGGCCCGAAGTCTTAGCCATTCTGACTCCAAACGTCATTCACGATACAAGGGACGACGATCTCGAATACCCTCGTGTTTACTTGGTTAACTCGGATGTACGCGCCTTCGCCGCTCAACGGCGAACCGTTAGCGCCCAACACGTCAATGTTGCGGATAAGCCCGCCTAGGGTGAACTCACCCGAATAGCTCTCGATCATCTGATCGACAGCTTCAAGAAGTTTCAAGTCCATGTCCTCGTCCCCGTTCAGCGGGGACGTAATCATCAACCTGAACTCGACCCTGGTGCTCGTAGTAGAAAGCCCGGAGATGACCGGCAGAGGCCCGATAGACGCCAGATACAGGGTGGCCGTCAGGCCGTTACCGACAATAGAGTCAGGGTTCTCCGTACCGACCGCAGCGAACAGGCCAGAACTCAACGCATGATCCAACAGTGCGGATTGGATAGACCTGAGATTCAACGTCACAATAGGCCCCCAAGGTGCGCTGAAAGGATTCTGTTAGCGATACCAGTGATCTCACCGGAACCGTCAAGGCTCTTCGCCGTGGCCTTCCACGACCCGTACCCTCGGAACTGTGTCGACTTGTTCCTACGGGAAAGACCTTCCAGCCAATCTCCGTAATCCGACTTGTCGTCGTCGACCTTCCGGCCCCGTGGGGCCCGGGAGATGGTCACGTCCCGCAGATACTTCCCGTGGCTTTCCTTGAACCTGTTAGCGAAGTCCCGAGAAACCCTGTCCTTCACTGCGGACGCGATCTCCTCTGCCGCATCATTCTCGAACGAAGACATGACCGCCCGGACCCGTTCAGGGTCGAACAGAGGACCGGACACGGTCACGTCAACGAACGCCATTACGCCAACCTCGCCTGACGGCCATAAGCCGAAATCGTGTGTCTACGGAGATCATTCAACGCAGACAGGGACGCCATCCTGGCGCCCTCACCAACACCGATCGAACGGGCATAAGCCGCGTTCTCCTGAGAGAATCTGACAATCGCTTCCGCGATAGCAAGATCCCGGATAAGACCAGGGACGTTGAACCGGTAAACAACGGCAGCAGTCAAGTGAGCCTCAGCAATCGACCCGAGAGCCCCACGAGTGACCTCAAGAGTCCTCTGCGTGTAGACACTGGAACCCGTCGAATGCGACGCGAGGACAGTGCCGTCCCATGCGCGGCGGACCGTGAGAGTGTCCGCAGCAACATCGACGACGAGCATCCGTTCAGAATCAATCAAGATAACTTCCCCCGGTTGGGGGATAGCGGTCGTACCAGTCAGCTTGATACCGACGTCAGACGCGGCCGCGGTCAGCGAGTCAGAAGCGTGAATGTCCAGCCCGCAGTCAACCCAGGACTTACCGGTAACAAGCATGTATTCAGTACCGATAAGCACAATCGAACCGACACCGATACCAGACACGTCAGAAACATCGACACCAGTCTCCGAGTCGTCCAGGGCTTCCGCGGTAGCACACGCCGCGGTCACATCATGCTGATACCCGAACAACCCCGTCACAGTGATGTCCCGTTGAGTCGTGTCGCCGCCGCCGAACGCGGCAGACGAACTCATGTCCAGTTCGATCCGGTTAAACGGAGGACCACTCCCATTCGGTTCAAGGAAGTAATCCCCGGAAGAAATAGCCGTCCCACCGGACGACAACGACGACACTGAGATCAGTTCATGCTCCTCAAGCCAGAGGACATGCGCCGGGCCACGGCGCCAGCTAGGCCAGTTGAAGTACACGGTAGACACTGTCGGGAAGAACACCCGATGGCACATCGAGTCGATATCGCGAGAAGCCGACTCGATCACTCTGCCGATCCTCGACTCTGTGAAAGCGTTAGCCTTGATGTCCATGGCCTGGGACACATCTTCAACGGTGCAGTACCAGGCTCCCATTACACCATTCCTCAATCAGTTCAGATAGTTTTTCAGATTGGCCCCAGCAGAAACCCACCCACACCACGGGCACCGCAGTTCACCGTCAGGGTCAGTCCTCAACGGTTCCCCGTCATGAGGGCAGGCGCTGGGCGCCGTGGTCTCTTCCCGCAAGTCCTCGGCCTTAGCTTCCTCAGCAATCGCCAGGAGCTCACGCCAAGACATCAGGCTTCCTTCTGAGAAGCCCTGTACGCCGCTAGGAGCTTCGCGACCTGGGCCTTCGACTTAGGTACCGACCGGCCCTGTTCACGGGCCCAGGCGCGAGCCTGTGCCTCCTCAGAGATAACCTCAGTGTCGTCGGCGACCGCAGAAACCTTCACTTGGCCCGTCACCGTCGAGGCAACCCCGAACCGGTTAATCTTCGCCATGCCAGTCACCAATCCACAGTTAGGGCACTTAGCAAGTCCGACCGCGTAAGCGGTCGTGCATCCAGCGCACGTTTCAAGCATGTTTCTCCTAAAGGTGGTGACCCCACCCTCCCAGGAGGGATCACCGGGAGGGTGGGGTGCTCATCAGGTCGCCGAGACAGAAGCCCCGGAGGCAAGCGGCACGTAGAACAACGTCCACGTGATCTTCCCTCCGTCAGGGTCGGCGTTGCTCGAAAGCAACGTCATCGCCCCAGCGGGGAGAATCCAGCCACGGCCATTCAGACCAACGTTGGCGAAGGTGACAGACGGGACGTCCGCTCCACCAAGAGACTGCACAGAGAACGTGTCCACCGGGTCATAAGTCGGAGTGTAGAGAGTCCCCACAGCATCCGAAGTAACCGTAGTGGCAGCGTTCAGGTCGACAGCCGACCCGCCCGACTTCGTGTATTGCAGTCTAACGGTAATGGCGTTCGCACCGATTACGGTGCTCACCTTCCCGTAGATAGCGGTAACGAGGACATCCCCGCCCGCCACAGTGAACAGGGCAGTAGCAGCGTTCTGGACCAGAGCGGCAGCAGTCTGCTCGACGCGAGCGCCGAGAATGACTTGCCGCAGCGAGGTGCCGTCAACGACGGAACTCATTCTTCCACGCCTCCTTAGACGATGTTGGTCGCGAGGTTGGCGGGATCACGCTGAACCAGAAGATCATGGAGAATCGCCGTCACAGTCCCCCCGTCAGCGGTCAGCTGAACAGAGTCATAACCAGCCGACAACTGGTCGGCAGTGACGGTGAGCACCATGCAGTCATTCGTGGCGTCATCAGCGAGGTCATAGGTAGCCGCAGCAGTCTGGGTCACCTTGGTCCAAGTACCACCGACACCAGGACCCTTGTGCAGACGGTCAATGGCAACGAGGTTCTGTTCACTCTCAACACCAGTGCTGTCAAGCTCGGTAAGAGTGATCTGGGTACTACCGTCATCCTCATAAGTGACGAACGAGACAGCAGCACAGTCCTTCATCGGGATGGTCAAGCCACCCGCAGCAATCACGACGTTAAAAACCCGTCCGAGACCTTCGGAATGCATCTATTAGCCTTTCTTGTAGTGGAGCCGATCAGGGGTTTTAATGCCTTCACGGCCCTGATGATTCGGGAAGGGCAGGGGTTTCAATGCCTGCCCTTCCCGCACTGCATTAGCTGGTCCGCTGGGCGATGTTCACGAAAGCGGACTGGGCAGCCCCACCGTTGGCGGGGGTAATCGAGGACAGGAGCAGCGGACGGCCGTCGGTGCGCTCGATCAGACGGAACGCGGTCTCATCGTTCTGGAACTTGTACTCAGTCGAAGAGGCCAGGGTCATGGTCATCCGGTCACCAATGCCGTAGTAGCTGAGGTCAACGAAGTTGACGTCACCAGCAGACCCGACAGTGCCGACCTTCTCGCTCACGAGAACGGGACGACCAAGGATGGTCATGGGCGGCCCAGAAGCGCCGTTGTTCAGCCAGATGGCAGAACCCCCAGTACCGACGGACAGAGCCATGGTGGCCAGCTCGGGGAAAGAGTCCGGAGACACGATCCACACGGCGCGACCGAGCGAACCCGGCAGCATGCGCGAATACGCCTTAACCAGGTTCTCCCACACGATGGTGTTCAGGCCCGGGTCTCCGCCCGAAGCCTGGCCAGTCTCACGAGTCACAGAGACGGTCGCAGCCGCGTTACGCCACCCGAGAGGCTCACCAGCACCAGAACCGTTGGTGAAGCTGTAGTCCTCCTTGAACGCGACAGCTTGAGGCATCGCGGTCCGGAACCAGGCGAGGAACGCAGGAGCGTCCTCGATCATGTCGTTGGGGACCAGAGAGAAAGCAGTCAGCTTGTCCGACTCCAGCTTGACCCGACCGAACTTCCCCTGGGTCTCCGTCATCTGGGCCGCTTCCGCGGTCCAGTAAGTGGTAACCCCACCGAACGCAGTACCACCAGCGTGCGTGGTGTCATCGGTGGCAGGAACACTCACCGAACCGGTCGTCATCGGGATCACGGTCGCCCGCGGCCGCACAATGGAAGTCTCAAGAGCAACGGTCAGGATGTCCTGACGCATCGACTCAGGGACCAGGAACCCGCCGTCAGCGGGGATCGACGTCCCATAGCTGTTCTGCACCGAACGGTGCTTAGTCAGCTTGTTCGAGATGTCTTCCCGGTCCAGGGTAGTCAGACGGTCGTGCTTGTCATAGACCGCCTGGAGGAACTCACCGTGGTCGGCATAAATGCCGTCAACCCGAGAACCAGGAGCGGAAGGGGAACCAGGAGCGGCGCTAGCCGAAAGCGGCACCCGCCCGGACGGGGCGTCACGCAGGAACTCCTGCATGGTCGCTTGGACCTGTTCACGGATCTGCTCGCCGAACTCGGCATCACGCCGGTTGTGGGCAGTCGCATAATTCCGCAGGAACTCACCAAGCTGAGGGGTCGCCTTGCCATTATCGAACAAGGCAGACATCTTGCCGGTGTCGTTCAGGAACTCTTCGAGTTCCGTAGCGGCGGTAGGAATCGCCGTCATTAGTCAAACGCCTCCCTTAGGGCATCATGAATACTTTTAAGATCCGGAAGAACCTGACGATTCACTACCGGCGTTTCTGGTGCTTCGGTGAAGACAGGGGCAGACATGCCCCACGCGGCCTTAGCCGAAGCGCCGCTATCCCCTTCAATCCGGTCAGCTAGGCCAGCGTCAACCGCCTGCTGAGCGGAATACCAGGTCGTCTCCTTCATCGCGTTCCGCCAGTCGACCGGAGTACCCCCGGCCCTGGTGGCGTACATGTTCGCGATGTCGGCGCTCTTCTTATCGAGAAGGTCGGCCGTCGCACGCAGGTCCTCTGCCGAACCGACAGCAATCCCGTGCGCGTCGTGGATCATCATGTCCGAACCCTCAGACATGACTACTTCATCGCACGCTTGAACAATGAAACTAGCGGCAGAAGCCGCCAACCCGTCGACGACAGCAGTGCATTTCTTACCCGAACGCTTAATCGCGTTGTAGATGGTGATGCCATCGAACACATCACCACCGGGGCTGTTCACCCGAACGGTAACTTCAGGTGTCTTCACCGCAGCCAGGTCAGCGGCGAACTGGGCTCCGGAGATCCCCCACTCACCAATCTGGCCATAGATGAAGATCTCAGTCGTTCCCTTACTGGCATTCACTGCGCACGATCGGGATGGGCCCTTATTGAACGGCTTCCGGTCAGGACCATCACAATCAAGTAGGTTGCCCTGCGGGCGCGGCATTCTGCCTCCCCTCGAAACGCATAGGAGGAAGACCCACAGTCATTAGGACATCCTCAGGATCGAAACCGGCATTCACAAGATTCAATGCGGATGCCGTCTTAGACTCACGTTGACGCGCCAGAGCCTCTTCGTTCTCCGGGATCTGCGCGTCGAAATCGAACTCGACTCCATTCCCCGTACTACCGAAGAGGGGAAGAAGCTGGCTATTGAGCGCTTGACGCCACAGGTCGAGACGGGGAAGTGACTTCCACTTACGGAACACCATCTCAGCGGCTTCCGCGCTAGCACGGTTGACCTGTTCCGTCTCACCAAGCATCGTCTTCGCCATACCGAACCCACGGCGAACTTCGTTGTTCGCTAGCTCCCGGTGGCCGATATATTCCATGTCCTTGAGGTTCGACGACTTCGAGACCCAACGGGCACCCTCTTCGAGGATGGCCACGCGGTGGGCGTTAGCCACACCCCTGTGTTCGTTTTCCCACTGAGTCTTCAACCGCTTGAACGCCTCGTCAGACAACGAGTTCGGGGCCTCAATCATGCCGCCCGGCTGGGCGTCATTCAGGTAGAAGTTCTTCACATACCGAGACGACTGCTTCGCCGTCTCAAGATCCATCGTCAACGCCTGAATGGGGCTAAGCCCACGAATAGGGTTCCTAGGGTCAGGCATAAGAACGAACTTGATGACCTGATCATTATCTAGCGGAATCCGCTCCCCGTCAGGGGCCGTATAAACCCACCCGATAATGTAGTTATCCGGATCAGGGACCGGCCGCATCCTCTTCGGGTTGATAGGCCACAGTTCCACCGGAATGGTGGACATCTCGTTCCGGACCACCAACAGGATGCCTTCACCCGTGAGCTCCGCATTCACCTGCGTACTCATCATCAGAGACTGACGGGTGAAGAAATTGTTAGGACGCTCTAGCAAGGAAAGAGCCGCGTGACGGTTAACCACTTCACGCGGCTGATTCGGGTTCCCCCGGGGGGCCCGCTTCCGGTAGAGCGTCCAGGGCGCCATTGAAGTTGAACTCGCCAACGTCTGGACGGTCTGGTAAACAGTTCCGTTGCTCAGAGAGTCGAACTCTCCCATCGTGTTCCCGAGGCCGAACATTCCAGCCTGGCGGGGGTCCGACTCAGAGATGACGCGAGGACGAGCAAGGTTCCTAACGCCACCGATTAGACTTCTCATTCTCCGCCAATCCTGTATTCCGTCAGAAGAAAGGCGACCCCTGCCACGGCCCATCCGGCCGTAGTAGAGAACGTGAATGCCGCGAACACGAAAGAAGAGACACCACCCACAAATAGAACCATAGGGGGTTCTACATTCTTAAACATTTTGCGCAACATTCTTTTAACCCCTCTATCTGCCAATGAAACGAATCCCGACCTCATGCGGGAGAACCCTCGCAAGGTGAACCGCGCCTGCCGCCGCATAGGCCGCATCAACATTCCCCACGCCCTTCCTGACGAAACGCCAACCATCGCCAGACTGATGTTTCTTAGCGTTAAGCACATGGTTCGTCAGAAGAGGATCGTCCGGGTGGATAATGTGCCCCGTAGCTACCTGTTCAGCGAACCCCTGGCACGCAGAAGCGGTCATCTGATGGTCGAGGGCGATAGCCTTCATTCCTTCCATCTCGATCCTCAGTGCGGCCGTCGGGCCGGACGGGAACCAGCCGAGACGACGGGCCTTCATCGCCCGCTTGATCCGGGGAAGGTCCCGGCGCATCTCTTCTGTCGCGTGCGGACCATCCCAAGCCTTAATCACGGCGATACTGGTCCCGACCCCAGCGGTCTCGTACGCGGCGACTACCGTCGCGTGACCGAGGTTCGGGGCAATGTCGACACACAGAACGACCTTCTCGTTCTTGAACGATTCAAGGTCGATAGCCGGGTCGGCGGCCGCCTCCCAGGCCGAACGGTTAACCGCCATGTCGCCCAGGGCGTCAACGTGCTGACACAGGATCTCCGTGCGGAACACGTTCGGGGGGTCAGTAGCCATAAACCCCTCAATGGTGGCTTCCGTCACCGTCACACCGAGCCCAGGCATCGCCTGAGCCCACGCAGACCGGTCGTCGATCTCACACCCGTCAGGGGCAGACCACTCGAAGATCCCCACCGACTCGTCAGCATCCGCTAGCGCAACAGACCGGAGATGATTCAACACCACTGAATCATCAGCGCCAGCATTAGAAGCACCGATCGTCAACGAGTTAGGTTTAGCCGTCGTCGTCTTCGACAACGCCGACCACGCATCCCACGTCCGTTGCTCCCGCAACTCGTCGATGAGCAGCAAGTCAGTTGAAAGACCACGGCCAGCAGACCCATTCGCGGCAGCAATCTTGTACCGGCTACCGCTTTCCAGAGAGAAGACCTCTTGCCCGTTCGTCATCCTGACCTGAGCGAGCTCCGCGTTAAGGCTGCCATCGGCACGGGCAATCGACAACGCCGACGTCCACGCCTCCCTAGCCATTTCCAGGCTCTGCGCGGCACCAAGAACCGTCTTACCCTCATTCATATACATGAACCAGAGCGCGACCGCGACAAGAAGAGTGGTCTTCCCATTCTGCCGACCAACCAAGGTCAAGACAGTACGGTACCTGAACCTGCCATTGCGTTTAATCTCAAGAGCATGAATCAGCCACCATCTCTGCCATGGCATCAGCTCTAGATCAAGTATACCTTCAATGAAATCAATTGCCTCGTATCCGAGGCTTGTTCTCCTGGTCAGCTTCCTCAACGGCGGAGTCCACAACCGAGGCTCCGCCGACCCTCTGAGCGCAGCCATACGGTCCCTCCGGCTGTCCTACCTCCAACGCCCCACCCATCTGAGAGGCCCTAGAAAGCGATCTGAGGCCCTAACGGGGCCTCCCTGGCACTGAACCCCACCTACAGCTCCTGAGGGCCTCTATGGGCCCCCAGGAGCCTCTGAGGGTCAGTCGAAGGGGAGCGTCCGACGACGATCCACGCCCGGGGGCGGGCACTTCATCTCGGCAGCCTCAGCGAAGTACCTCGACACGAGATCCGACAGCGGCTTCACAGGCTTCTCAGAACGACCGAACTCAAGAGCGGTCTTCCGCCGGTGACAGACCCGACATAGCAACTGGCACTTATCCAGCTCCGGACGGATCTCATCCCACCCCGAACCCCACCGGGCAAGAGGATTGAACTTCTTCGTCGAACGATCAATATGGTCAATCTCAAGGTCACGGGTCTCACCACACGCCGCGCAACAAGACCCGAGATAGGCGTGAATAGCACGCTTAGACGCAACATACCGCCCACGGTCATACATCCGCCGAGCACGAGCAGAAGCATCAGTTTCAGTTTCAAACATTAAAGTCCCTACTTCCGTACAGTCCCAATTCATATAGGCCCCAACGAAGGGGGCCAGTAGCGGGAGCCGGAGTCGAACCGACAGTGCCGGACTATGAAACCGGTGTGCTGCCATTGCACCATCCCGCAGAGGGTGCTAGCCGCGAGGAGAGACATGTGCGGGGACCACGCACGCCCCGAACGGGGCTCATATCCCTCTACTCCGCTAGCTCTGAGCCTCAGAAGCTCAGGTGCATAAACGATCCCTTGTCAGACGCCGCCTTCGGCGTCCCGATCCGAACGGACCGCGTTCGGCACAGAATATACTCCGGCCGCGGTCGCCAATGCGATAATCACAACCGCCCAGGAAGCCTGATTAGGAGGAAGAACACCACTGGCGACCGCAGTAGCGGCGAAACCCGCCACAGCCGCCAGAGCCTTCCTAGCCTCAGCCAGATAGTGCCTCATTCGACCACCTCATCGGCGGCCGACACCGGGACACGCAACTTCAGCTTCGCCCAGAGATCACGAGGAACCTCACGGACCGGGCTGACCACATTCGCGTCAACCAGCATCTCGTAATGCTCATAAGAGACGACCGGCCCCGGGGCAGACGCCCCAACAACCAGATAGCCGTCACCCGGCTCGGCCGGGCCAGCAGGCTTAACACACAGGGCGGGCATATCTTCCTCTTCCTCAAGGTAGGACGAAGGCGACGGGTAGAACTCGCCAGACTTCACAAGCTTGTAAACGAACGGACCCGGGCAGCCAGTAGCCCACACATCACGATGCCCAACGACCTTGACGGCCTCCGGATACCGCGGCAACCAGATTTCCTGACGGAAGTACCTGACCGCGTCAATCATCTCCCGGGTCGGTGCCTCCTGCGCCCCCAGCAGACAAGTAACCGCACCCCAACGGGTATTCACCGAACGATCCCCGTTCGCAGCGGAACGGTTACCGATCCCCCGAAGATCCCAGATACGTCCAGCGTTATCCACGCCAGCCTGATAGGCGATATCAGACCACCCACGGCGGACCACATGGTCCCGACGCTCAGATTCGAGCATCTTCGCGATAGCGTCCTTTGAACTGTTCAATCGAGGAACCTTAGTCCCCGGCCAGTGCACCACGAAACCCGCGGGAGCATGCAGCGGGACAAGATTGGAAGCCTTCGGCTTCCACCTGGTCCACGCAGACCGCGGGAGAACAACCTGCTTCATGTCTTCAGCCAATCCTCTTCGAGCGAAGCTCATCTAGCCTGGAAACACGTCCAACCGAAACCGAACTGGCTTTTTCTGCCCCCAATTCGATAAGAACTGCCAGAAGCTTTGGCCCTAGGTCGGCAAGCGCCTTCGATGACTGGTCCTCGTCAAGCGCATCGGCATACCTGCCCGCTAGGGCGGCCAGAGCCGGATCGGGGTTGTTGAGGCGAAGCAACGTGTTAGTGAGCTCTTCCCTCAACATGAATACCCCCTGACCAGCCCTGGAGACCCCGGGGAGAGAGAAACAC